GCCCGGAATTATCCGGACGTCTCCTGAGGGCTACTCATAGATGAGTGCCTTTGGGCGGATTTCTCCTCTCCTAACCGGCCTTACTGGCGGGCCAAGAGGCTTGTCCACTATGATACTCCATTCCGGGACTGGTATTATTAACCAGTACATTACCCAAACCACCACCTGCTTCGGAAACGCTAACGTACTCACCACTGTTGGTGGGTACGAGAAGACGACCGAAGGTTACAACACTCCGAACTTCCACGCCCGTAAACGAGCGGGGGAGATCATCCCTACAACCATTTTCCGTCAAACGGAATGGTCGCTTGAACGTACTGGTTCTTATCAGTACGGCAATGATGACAACACTTGTGTTGCCAGCTTCCCCGGACCCATCCCTGTTGGGGTGAGAGGGGGATTTGCCTACAAGCCGTCAGATGCAGAAATTGCATCTGTTGTGGAAGGGATTGACCGGAGTTACCTGCTGCAGGCTGCAGTAGCGGGGATCAGTGCGGATTTTGATGCACTGACATTCTTAGCCGAGTTTAGGCAATTGCCTAAGATGCTTTGGGACGCTAGTGTGCGTCTTGATGCATTGTTTAACGACACTCGACGATGGAATGTGGTTGGGACCTGGATGGAGCTGCGATACGGTTGGCGTCCTTTTATCAAGGACCTTGAGGACATATACAATGTTGTAAAGCATTGGAATGACCTCCACGGAGAGTTTGTCAGAAGACAACGCTCTGCAGCCATAGCGCAGACACTGGAATCGTCTGTTAATTCATCATGGAGTATAATCGAGGCAGCTGCCTCGGAGTATAGCTCTGTGAATTCAACTGTGACGGTTTCGGGTCGGGCTACTGCGATCGCCAGGATGAAACCACCAAAGATGATGGTTAATCCTGCGGTGACGGCTTGGGAACTAATACCCCTGAGCTTCGTCATCGATTGGATCGTAGATGTCGGTATGGCCATCCGTGCCGTATCGAATAGCTTGATTCATAGTGACATGGACACATCCACTGGGCTCCAGGTAACCGTTGACTCGACGTCGACGGGGCACTGGACTGCTTCACGTGGGTGGGCCTCGCTTACCCTCGAGGGTAAGTACTATAGCGAATCAGTCGAACGCCTCCCGGTGTCGGTTGATTCTCTGCCAAAGGCGAAGATACGGTTCGATCAATGGAAATTCATCGATCTAGTATTTATCGCGATTCAGCAGATTGTCAAATACCGAGTAAAGGGGCGCAAAATGCGTCTCACTAGCTAGGTTATGACTGTCTGTTCACCTCTCTAAATTGGAGATTAAGATGGCAGCAATGTCCACCGTCCTCGAGGAGTTTTCCGATTCCGGAAACTCCCGTACCTACGTGGCTCCCGCACATACCGTGCTGAAGCCCGCCTTGGTGATCCAGAAGCGCCAGGTGGCGCCCTCTGTGAACGGCGCTTCCCAGGACTCCGTTAAGGTAGTCTTTGGGACGCTTGACACTGCAGGTGCTCCACATTCCGTCAAGGATTCGATCGAGATCATCGTCCGCCGCTCTCCGAGCGGTGTTGACGCCGACCTGACCGCCGCTGTTACGCTGGCACGAGAAATCGTTGCCAGTAGCAACTTCGACGCTATGGTCGCCGGGCAGTCTTGGCTGCAATAGCCTTGATTAGCTTGGGGTTGTTAACCCCGAGCATCCCGTGTGTCTCGATTCCACTCTGCAATGGAGGGATATATGGCCAAGAAGCCGTATATGAATCGCAAAGCTCACCGGAAGTTCCGGGAGCCGAGCATATCCGTGTGGGAAACTGCACGGATGTACGTGACGGACCAAGCCAGTGTACTTGGGAAAGCCCATTCAGACCTTTTACTTGGGTACATTCGTGCCCGGGACTGGATGCGACTTTCCACCGCTGGCGGTGATATTGAGCCGGCTTTGCAAACGGCTCATACGTACGCCGCATTTGCACAAGTTCGCGCCTTCTTTAAGAAGAACGCCGACTTCGCTGATAAAGCGATATGCCTTAACCAGGCGAAGAATAACTTCGAACTGGCAGAGCAGATGTGCAAACGTACGAACCGGAAACTAGACTGGTATAGCCTATATCCGGGACGTCTGCCTATGGATATCCATGAGCAGGTAATCAAGATGAAGCGTATCATTGCTTCGACTTGCGGCGACGTAGCAGCGTGGAGGGAATCCATACCCACACGACTGCGAATCACTTCTGGTGCGACTAGCTCCTCGCCTCGGCGTAGGTCGGTCCCGTATATGAAAATACGGAAAACCTACCGAGTCACGCCTGGGGCGGCTCCATACGTAGACGCATTAGTTCGGCTCCATACAGGAGCTTCACCGCGCCTCGTTATGGTGTGGCACAATCGTGTCACCACAGTCCCCAAAGATAGTCTCACAGATCGCACAATTGGTTGTGAGCCGGAAGGAAACCTCCCGGTACAACTCACAATCGACTCTTACTGGAAGGAAAACCTCCTGAAGGTAGGGTGTGATTTGAGGGATCAGACGAGAAATCAACGGCTAGCCCTCCAGGGCAGCTTAGATGACTCACTCGCAACCATCGACTTGTCGATGGCTTCCGACACAGTGGCGTTAAACACCGTCCTTTTCCTCTTCCCAGAGGATTGGGTACAGGTGTTGATGTCACTTCGTTCCCCGTGTTATAAGGGCGCTTTTGGATACGGAACGTACCAGAAGTTTTCCTCAATGGGGAATGGCTTCACATTTGCCTTAGAAACAATCCTGTTTCGAGCGGCAGTGTTGGCCACCGGTAGCGAGGTCTGCAGTGTGTACGGTGACGACATCATTTGTGATGCGTCCCGCTATAACGCTGTTATCCGTCTACTACGCTTCTTAGGCTTCAAAGCCAATGAGAAGAAATCCTATCGCACGGGACCCTTTCGGGAATCGTGTGGTGCTGACTATCATTCCGGTGTCGCGGTGAGGCCCTTCTTTTGGAAGGGAACGCCGACCAACCGGTCTGAGCTGGCCCATTACGTTAATGGGTTGGCGGGCATCGGGGTTCCTGACGGCAGACTCTGGGATTACCTACGGCGCGTTTCGTCAAACACGCGTTTGTTAAGGGTTCCCTTCAATGAGTCAAGTTCGTCAGGAGTATGGGTTGCTCCATCAGCAGCGAGAGAGCGTAAGCTCCTCCGCTGCCGTGGGGGCATCGATTACTTCCGAGGCCATGTCTTTACCAACAGCACTTCCTCCAGGGCAGGGATCCAGTCATACTTGTACTGGCACCTGCGCGCATCCGCGCGGCCGGCTTCCAATGCCGACAGAACCATTGATCGGGTTTCCCCGACTTTATGGTCCCCTAGGAAGAGTAGGATGACAGCACGTCATGTACTGTCGGACGTAGTAGAAGTCTCGGTAATTCCCCTGGAAGGGGGACGAGACCGCATTAAGGACAGCCTCCACTGGCATCCGCCAGTGGGGAGGGAGCCTGTTTGGCTTAACAGCTGGACAGAATTCATCTTCGCGTAAGCTGAGATGTCTATCCTGGTGTAGGAGTACACCTAAGTGTGAA